CACTCTAACGCGCTCCGCCGCGCCTGCGTCGCCTACTGGAAGCGACCCCACCCCTTCATCGTCAAGCGGGAGGTCATGTACTGCGGGATCTGCGATGCGCGTATAGACCTCGGCTTGGATGTCTGGGACGGTGACCACGAAATTCCGCATGCGCTCGGCGGCTCAGACGACCCCCCAAATTATCGGCCTCTTTGCTTGCCGTGCCACCGCAAAAAGACCTTCACCAAGGACATTCCTGCCATCGCCAAGATGAAGCGCGTCTGCGACCGGCACCACGGGGTGAAGCGCTCGAGCACGCCCATGCCCTTTGGAAAACGCTCCAAGTGGAAAAAGAAGCTGTCAGGGGAGGTGGTACCCCGTGAGTGACCTCAAGCCCCTGCTGGTCCCGCTCAACGATGCCTGCGTGATGCTCGGCCTTTGCCGGCAGACGCTCTATCGCATGGAAAGGGATAAGGAGATCCGCTTCACGCGAATCCGCGGGCGCACGCTCGTACCCATGTCGGAGCTGCAGCGCCTGGCTGAGCCCGTGTCTCCCCCCGCAACTGTGGGGGACCTAGTGGTGGACCTGAAAACCAAGCCGATCAAAAAAGTGCAGCTTTTTCCGGTAGTTAGTAGATAAAACTGGCGCCCCGTAGGGGCGTATAACCCTCATAGCCCATTGTCGCCGCGATGATAGAATCCTCTGGCATTTCCCGCCTTCTCGACGCTCAACTGCATCTGCATGCGACTCTCAGTGCATGCCAATGGAGCGACGGTGGGGGACCTCGTGGTGGTCCTCATTCGGTGGGGGACCTCATGGGGAAGGGGATCAACCGGCTCACAGCGCGCACGGTAGCGAGCGCGAGCCGGAATGGGAAGTATTCTGACGGAGGGGGGCTGTTTCTCAGGGTTCGCGACGGGGGCGCTGAACGCCTGTGGTTCTTCCGCTACAAGCGGGGGGCTCGCGATGCCGCCAGGGAGCGCACCCTGAGCCTGGGGCCGGCGCGTGACGTCACCCTGGCCGGGGCACGCCTCCTGGCAGCCCGCTGCCGGGAGGCGCTGGCGAACGGCGAAGACCCCAAGCGCGCACTGGAGGGACAGACGCTCAGCCGCATGACCTTCGGGGAGGTCGCTGACGCCTACATGGACTCCATCGAGAAGGGTTTCAAAAGCGACACCACCCGCGCCAACTGGCGGCGCTCGTTGGGGGACGGTTACTGCGCCAAGCTGCGCCGGCGCCTCATCGGCGAGGTGGAAACAGACGACGTGATGGAAGTTCTGTCCCGCGTCTGGCAAACTAAGCCCGTAACGGCAAAGAAGATCCGCGCCCGTATCGAAACCGTCCTGGACGCGGCCAAGGTTAGAGGGCTGCGGGACGGAGAGAACCCAGCCCGCTGGCGTGGACATCTCAAGCACCTGCTCGGCAAGCAGCATGCCAAGAAAGGTCACCATCGCGCGTTACCATACAAGCAGACGCCGTTTTTCATGGTTGATCTTCGCAAGCTGGATAGCGTCTCGGCATCGGCCTTGGAATGGACAATCCTCACGGTCGCGCGCACCGGGGAAACGATAGGCGCGCAAAGGTCGGAAGTCGACCGCGAACGCCGGGTGTGGATCGTCCCACCCGAACGAATGAAGGAAGATCGCGAGCACCGCGTACCGCTCACCGGCCGGTGCATAGAGATCTTCGACAGCATGGATGCTTACCCGAGTCATTGGCTGTTCCCAGGGCGGAACCCCAATAAGAAGCTTTCCAACATGGCGATGGCAGAGTGCCTGCGGGGATTGAACGTCGACGCCACGGTACATGGCTTCCGTTCTACATTCCGCGATTGGGTTGGGGACTGCACGGCGTTTCCCCGTGAGATCGCCGAGGCTGCGCTATCGCATTTGGTGGGCGATGAGGCCGAACAGGCGTACCGGAGAAGCGATGCTTTGGAACGCCGCCGCAAGCTTATGCTGTCGTGGGAGAAGTTCTGCTTCAGCAGGTTGAACGGGTGAAAGCGTCCGGCCTTTCCGTCAGTCTTCTGCAAACTCTAATCCGCTCTCGCGATCTGGGCGTCTCGGGTCTTCTTCAGACCGCTTGCCGCAGAACGTGCATTGGTGGATGTCGCCCTGACGGACTTCGTAAACGTGGCCGCCGTCGCGCTCGCAAGCGGCTTCACGTTCGCGAGCTACAAGCAGTGCTTCGACTGTAATTAGCGGCTCGCTCATGTCCCGGCCTTTTTCTCAGAGTACGGTGGCGCGCTTGCGCCCCCAGTTTTTAGCTCGCTCCATCGCCTCCGAAATTCGGAATGGCGACCACCCCTTACGCAGACCCTTTACAATAACCGCCTCTGCGCGTTTGAAGTCGCGCCAGCCATGCTGGATCAGGTCGAAGCGCTCGCGGCCCGTCGCAGTGTCTACGTCCTGCCTATCGCGCACGCCGGTTTCCGGCTGGTTCCCATGGCCGCCCCACGGCAGCGTTGGGTGCCAAATGACATGCGTAAGAACCCAGCGGCCGTCGATCTCGGCGTGGCCAATCGGCTCAGTGTACGGATGCTCGTTCTCGGCGGCGTTCACGGCTCGGGGCCTTTTGTTCAGGGTTAGTACGTGCGCGGATCGTCTTTCCGATACGGCATGGATGCAAGGTGGTCCTGGCTACCGATTGGTACGATGGTCATGCCCTCGGCAGCCAACAGCTCGATCAGCTGCTTTGCCGCTGTGCCTTGCCCCGCCTCGTAGATGGCGCCGTTGCCCACCTTGCGAAACTCAATGTGTCCGATGCAGCGGGCCAGTATCAGTTGAGCGTCCATGTCGGGCCTTTTTCACTTCAATCAAAATTAGTGGTGCACCTTAGCCGGCCTCAGTCGGTGCACAGACCCTCTGTCTGCCGGTGGGAGAACTTATCCCTAGCAAATCTCTTGACGAGTGTCAAGAAACCTGTCAAGAAATTATGCACAAAATCGGTTTGCAGAAATGAACGTTTGTCAGGATGAAAAAACGAAAAGCGCCTCCGCAGCCGCAGACACGGCTAATCGGTTACGCGCGCGTATCGACCCGCGAACAGACGTTGGATTTGCAGATCGACGCCCTCAAGGCATACGGCGTCCTCGACGACAATCTCTGGGTAGAGAAAGTCTCGGGCGCGGCGTCAAAGCGACCGCAGCGCGACTTGGCGATGTTGGACGCGCGGGACGGCGACACGTTTGTTGTGTGGAGGCTTGACCGGGTGGGACGCAAGATCATGGAAGTGTACGAGCTTGTCGAAGACCTGAAGCAGCGGAACATTCGGTTCGTGTCGCTGACGGAAAACTTCGATCTTTCCACGGCTACCGGCAAGCTGATGTTCGGGATGGCCGCGCTGTGGGCCGAGTTCGAGCGCAACGTCACCATCGAGCGCACCAAGAGCGGGATGGCCGCGGCGAAGGCCCGTGGCCGGCCGGCCGGGCGCGAAAGCAAGCTCACCCCCAAGCAGTGGGAGCGCGTTGAGAAGCTGCTGTCTGAAGGCTGGACGCCGGCCGAGTGCGCCGAGAAGTTCAAGGTGAGTAGGCAGACGATCTATAACCGCTACCCGGCTGAGAAGGTGGCCGAGCTACGCGGCGAAGACGAAAACGAATAGGAGAGGCAAGTGAGCGGCGACCGGCTGATTAAGAAGTGCCCGGAGTGTGGCGACCCGAATTGCGAAGCCGAGTCGGTTGATATCGGTGTCGGCACACAACAGTCGAGCCCGTACGCTTGCGAGCGGTGCGGCTACATTGAAAAGCAACCGACGTGGGTCGAGTTGGGGATGCTTGAAGACCTGCCCCATCCCGGCGACCCGTTCTAAAAATAGGAGGCCCCGATGGCCGAACGCATTTGCGACCTCTGCGGACAGCCGGAGCTTTCGCACCCGGTCTCGCCGGAGCTACAGTGCGAGAAGTTCGTTCCGCCACCAGAACGGACGCCGACTTGGCAACCTAAGCCCGGCTGGCTGTTAGAAGATGCGCGTCGTGCGGCGGAACGCTTCGACGAACTCGGATTAGCCGAACGCTTCGGTACCCACAAATAGGAGCCGACCGTGAGCCTGCTACTGAAAGAACTGGAAAAGACGCTGGACGTGATGGCTGAGCGCATCGCTCTGCTTGAGAACGCGATTGCGCAGCACAAGCTGAAGCAGTGGGGCGGCGAAGATGTCGAAGTTAGCAGCGACGTAGACGCCGCGCTGTACGCACATTTGCAGAACTAACCCGAGTCAACGATGGAGGCAACCGTGATCCCGCCCGAAGACCTCAAGGTTGAGACGATCAGCCCGCACTCGAAGGCGGCCAGCACGTCGGCGTTACGATCTGCGATGTGAAGGTGACACACCTTCCAACCGGCATCACGGCTGTCGTCGGCTTCTGCCGCTCGCAGTATAGAAATAGGAACGTCGCGGTACGGATGATCGAAGCCGCGATCACCGACCCCGACCTCATATAAGGAGAGACAAGTGGCCGAGAGCTTGTGGCACGCCAACGTGCAGAATGACCCATACCGGCGCAGAATGTTCGAGACGCTTGTGCTGCACGCTCTCTGGATATTGATCCGCTGCGCGTTCGGCGCACGGCCATACGTTGAGGCGATGGACCTTCGGCAGACCATGATTGATTACGGCGATGCGCTGGACGAAACCGAAACGCCAGAGCGACGCGAATACCGGCGCAAGACGCATTACGCGCCACTGGATTTGCAGAATAAACCCGAGTCCACATAGGAGGCCCGCGTGGAAAACAGACCTGTCTACACCATCGCGCGGGTGAGCGTTTTCACTGACCTCGGCACGTCGCTTGCTATGGAGTTTCTGGCGGACGCGGACGACACGATAATGTTCTGGGATGCCTCCGATGCCGCTGCGCACGTAGCAGCCGAACAGAACGAGCTAGGCGACGGCTGGTGGATAGTTGTGCCGCGCATGGTGAGCGGGATTAGAGATTTGCAGAACAACCCCGAGTCCACATAGGAGCATCTACATGGCGCACTGGCGGTTCAACAAGGGCGACGAAGTGCCCGACGAGCTATTTGAGACGTGGTGCTGCCGCGCGACCTTCGCATGCGATGTCGTGATTTATGACGACGAGCACGGGTTCCGCAAGTTGATCGGCAGCACGCAGCCTCTCTTGAACATCGAGTGCATTCCGCCGCAGGCTCATGGTTACTTCAACGCACGCAAGCCGACGATGTTCTGTGTGGATTACGAAACACCCAAGCCGAACTAGTGGAGCGACCGATGAACCTACTCATTCGATCCGCAGCTGCGCTCGTGGGCGTCGTGACCGGGTGCCTGATGATTGCCGCCATCGCTGGCGCGCTTCTGCCAAAAGAAGCCGCTGGCGTCGTTTCAATGCTTCGAGGGATGCCCCTCGGCGCAGCCGCGCTGATGTGGGCGACACTCCCGATAATCGAGAGATAGGAGCCTACACCAGCCAGCTCACCATGCAGACAACGATAGCAGCGGGCATGAACACCAGTAACCCTATTTCCCGCTTGCCCCGAGGAAGGCGCCAAGCTCTGACCATCTTCCTGCCAGGGCCAGGACCAGAATTATTGCCCCCGTTAGCCAACCGGATAGATCCTTGAGGCGATCCGTAGTGGACGCTTGACGCTCCAGTAAGTCCAAACGCCTCGTCGATCGCCGCGTATCGGCTTCGATCCTCATAACGGCTCGTTCCGTGTTCTCCGCCTTCACTTCCAATCGCCCGAGTTTGTATAGGATCGTTGCGGTGGAGCCGTTGAAGTGGTGCTGCATATGCCATGTTCCGCCAGCCTCTGTTCGCCATAAACACGTGGAAAAGCAGGTGACGCAACTAGCTAATTGCCCTCGCTCTCTCAGCCGATTGCTATCATTCTCTGATGGCAGATATCAGCGCCGAGAGACTACGCGAACTTGTCGCATACGACCCGGATACCGGCGTGATGCGCTGGCGCATTTCGCGGAAACGAGCGAGGGCAGGAAATGTCATCGGGACCAGAATTCCCGACGGTTACTTACGCGTGGAGATCGGCGGCCGCTGCTACCGCGTCCACCGCCTTGCTTGGCTGTACGTCTATGGTGAGTGGCCGCCGCACGAAATCGACCACATCAATCATGTTCGGGACGACAATCGCCTTATCAACCTTCGGCTTGCCTCGCCGAGCCAGAACCAAGCCAACAAGGCGCCAACGTACAGAAATACGTCGGGCCACAAGGGCGTTAGTTGGCACAAGCAAACTAAAAAGTGGCAAGCCTACATCACTGTTGCCAGGAGAAAGAAAAGCCTAGGTCTGTTCGCTGAGAAAGAGCAGGCCGTTTCAGCTTATAGAGAGGCAGCTACGCTTCATTTCGGTAAGTTCGACTACTATGCTGACAGCGACGGCAAGTAGTCGAACTACTTCAACGGGGGCAGATGTTCTGGTGCCTTCTCCGGCTTTACGATAGGCTTCAACCCATCAGACCAGATGGCTTTATCGAGTTCTGATACTGCGTTACCAATGTCCTTCTCCATGCCGAGAGAGCGGGAGCAGGCGGCAACTGAGACAGCAAGAAGCAATGCTACGATGATGCGCATGGTGGTTCTCCTGAGGTGATGATGATGCTGAGAACGGAACACTTTATTGTCGGGGAGTTCTCGAATTGGGCTGGAGATCTAAACCAACTCCCGCCGGGGTTTGTGATGGTAACGCCGCCCCTTCCCTTCCCGGTAAACATGATACCAGTAGTGCAGATCATGTACGTGGGAGAAGCCGCAGCTGAGGCGGTGTCTGCTGCCCTTCGCTGGGCGAGAGAAGCTGAACGCGAACTGATCCTCGACGCTGTTTCGCGCGTCTGCACCTCTGACCAATGCGATGCTGTGAACGCGGAAATCAAGGCGCTCCGCTAACCCACCGGCACCGGAGGCACCTTATCCTTGAGCGGTACCGGCTTTGTCTTCCACACCGTCTCTCTTCCCAATAGGTTCGATGCATGCACCGAGTTGTGTGCCGAGATCGCTGACTGAACCTGCATCGGGCACTGCGTTGAATTGGGGATGTACTGATACGCCTGGGCGACCGCCGGACTAGTCGATGTAGTTGGGGTCAATTGTGCCCCGCACCCCGGGAGAAATAGACTTAGAGCGCACGCGGTTAGCGCGCCCGATGACAGCCGCATTGGCCTTCTCCGTTCTTGCGATTTGCTGCTCTGCTCCCTTGCTACGCTGAGCGAAATTGTTGAACTGCCACACGCCCAAAGCGAAGATGAGTGCCCCGGCGATGACGGCGAAGGTTCCGAACGGACCTGCCAGATAGGCGATTATCCCTCCCATCCGAGCCTCTTTGCGATGCGCGGCCCGAAGATCAGAACAGCCACCGTCAGAGCTATGGCACCGAACAGGTAAGGCTGCGTCTGAGCGAAGTCGAAGAATGACATGGCCGTCTGTCCAGCACCCTTCCACTCCCCGGCTTTGCCGAGCGTATCGGTGACAGGTGCAGGCGGGGCTGGCAGAGTCGCCCAGGCCGATGGATCGGTTGCGGCTACTGGGGTAGAGGCCACCTCTTTCGCGGCCTCCTGTGCGCCAAGTGCGGCGCCTGTGGCAGCGGTCGTGAGCACCGCGCGGTTGGCGACCACCTTGCCGGCAACTTCGAGCACCTTGGTGCCGACGCCGACACCGGATGCCGGATAGCTGCGCTTGTCGAGCTCGAAGTGCGGGGTGTCTCTCTGCTTCCAGTCCCCGCCCCAAACCAGTGGAATGCCGAGTTCGGTTGCAGCGCCGAACATCGCCACCTTGATCTTGGTCATGTCTGGGATATCGTACTTGAAGTCGTCGGCATCCACGACGTCGACGGCGTGCCCCGTGAGGTGCCTCGAATTGAGCGTCCACGACTTTCCGGCCGCCTTCAACTGCCGTTGCCGGTCTAGAGTCCTCAGCCCCTCGGTGACGACGAACGGAACCGTGGAAAGCTCTGCCGCCCGTTCCACCACCTGCACCAGGTGGGGGTGCACACCGACAAGGTTGCGCCGGCTGCGCTCGTTCAATGTCATGGCTATTTGTCCCCCGCCTCTTGGTCGTATTTCTCGCCAAACCGCCTCAGGATGGATTCAATCGTTTCCATCCGTGCTTCCATGGCGGAAATTCTCTCGTTCTCCGAACGGGAGATGCCCTGGAAGGTCTTGGCCGCCTCGTTGATGACGTTTTCAACACGGGCGTTGTGCTCGGCGAGCTTCGCCTGCATGTCGGGGGCAATGGGAGAGGATGCCGCTGCGATCTGCAGTGGAACGACGTTGCCGTTGAGGATTGCTTCTTCCAGCGCATCGATACGCGCGCACGTTATTGGGTCTAGCGTCGGATCATGGTCGTGCTTTTCCATCTGCCTAACCTCTGCGGATGATGACGCGGGTGTAGATTTCATTGACGCTGAGATCGGTGTAGTATTTGCCGGTTCCGCCCTGGTTCTGGATCTCGAACTCCGTGCTCTCGGCGATCGTCACCCGCGCGATGCCCTTGGAGTAGATCATCGTGTTGCCGGTGCCGCCGGTCCAACGCCCTTGCGTGCCGTAGGACACGACAGCCGCCACGGTGGTGTTGTAGAGCCGTGACCTCCCACCGCCGAAGTGCGGGCACTCCCACTCGAACTCGTAGGAACCAGCCTCGGAGATCGTGAACTTGTTCGAGGTGATGGAGATGATGCCAAGACGGTCATAGACCTCGGTGTTGATGCCGCGCGTGCCCCAACTGGTAACCGAGCCCTCATCCGTGCCGGCAGACAGCTGGTATTCGAGGATGCCGAGCAGAGACCCTGGGAAATAGGACGCGAAGTCTGTGTCCGAGGGCTTGGCGTCGATCCCCGCGCACTCGAACGCATCCATGTCGGCGTTGTACCGGCAGATCACCGTCTGATTCAGAACGATATCCCCCACCTGCAAGGCCGTACCGTCCTGGCGAACGAGGTTCTTCTGCGTCAGAGCGTTGACGGTGAGGGTTGCCGTCCCGGAGGCGAACGCCGCATGCGCCTTCCAAACAACTTCCATGCCATCTGCCAATGTCGGAAGCGTCCGGTTTGTCGCAATGGCGTAGTTGGGGGCCGTTCCCGTTGAGACAATGCTGCCGTTGGTGTCGGCGAACCAGCGGGCGACAATGCCCTCTAGAGCCCTTGCCCCGTTGTTGATGGTGGGGACGTTCTGCCCTTCTGGAAAGCGGGCGATGTTGTCGGCGTCGACAACTTCCAGATCAACGACTTCAGCCATTCCGTTCTTTCCTGCTGTCGATGGACAATGCTAGGTTGTCACCCGGCCACAGAAGTTTGGCTGGGGGTTCGCGACTGCCGATGACGTTGTGGGAATCACTGCTATGGCACGCTGCAGGGGCCGCAGCCACGCTGGCAATCGGCTACCTTTGGCGGCTCGTCTACTGATCGCCGTCGAATAACGGCCCTCCAGCGATGCCGCCGCGAACGAGCCCGCGTGCGAATTCGTCCCGCCTCGCTGGAGATTTGCGCGCCTTGCGCTCGGCCTCCAACAATACCCATGGCATCATGGGGTCCCGGCTCATGCCGGCATCAATGATCGACGTAGCGGACCTCGGCGTGAGGCCGGAAAAACGCTGCGCCATGCGGCTTAAGTGGGCGAGCAGTGGGGCGATGTGGCCAGCACCCGCGTTGGCGGCGGCCGACAACATCGCCACCGGTTGTCCAGCCTCGTTAGCGCTCATCAACTGCTTGGCGGTCGTTGAGTTTCCTTGCACGGCCTTTCGCAGATCGGCTTTGCGCGCCTGCAGCACCAAATCGCGCTGAAACTGTCGCAAAGCTCCCTGGCTGGGAAAAATTGCCTTGAGGCGCAACTGAATATCTGGCGATGAGAACATACCCTCGGTGCGGTCGCGCATGACATTGCCCGAGCGGATTTTTCCAGCCATGGCGCGCGAAGCACCGAGGCGATACATCTCTCGCTCGCTATCGTTCGTGAACGAACGCATCTTGCGCGCCAGATCCTCGGTAGACAGTTTGAACACTTCGTCAAAGCCGTCCTCGGCAGCGCTTTTGAGCGCGTTCTCCCCGGCTGAAATCTTCAACGCCTGCTTGTAGATCGGGTTAGGTATCGCATCGAGAAGGTCGTGCTTCATTCTCACCAGCGTTCTAACGTCCCACCCAGCAGTGTTCGATTGACCCCGTTTGACCTCGGCTATTGCCTTGTCGATCTCCATCTTCGAACGATGCAGCAACGCCATAGGCGGCGCCTGGTTCGGGTTTGTTCCCTCGTTCTCCATCTTCGCTGCGGTGCGCTTGAGTATCTCCTGCATACCAGGTCTCTGCAGGACGCTGACAAGCTGCGCATCAGGTTTAATCGGCATCGCGAAGGCACGCTCGAAGAGGGGGCGCGAAGCGGCGTCACGCATGGCCACGATCTGGTCAATGGAGGCTGCGTAGTCGGACGGGTTTCCAATCCCGCGCGACATGGATCTTTCGATCTGCCGCCATTGGTTGGCCTGTCGATGATCCAGAGTGCGGTTCAGACGTTGTGCGGAAGAACCGGCCATGTTGGCTGCCGAGCGCATGAGATTGCGGGTGTTCTCACCCCCCATGTCGGCAAGCATCATGTCGGGGTGAGTTTCGCGGGCGCGATCCAATTTTGCGACTTGAGCCTGGAAACGCTCGTTCAGGTGCCGGCCTTCACCCTTTGGGGTGCGATCGCGCAGCATCGCCTCGGCGAATTTCTCTCGGCCTACAGCAGTCGGGTTGAGGGCGCCTCGAAATGGCAGCGCGATACGCGAACCGATCGCGGCGGCGGCGTCGACTACTGGGGGAAGAGCGGCCCCAAAGAGTGCGCCGCCTGCGGCTCCCTTAGCCGTGTCAGTCAATTGACCTGCGACATCACCTTCCGACGTTCCGAGACCGTAGGCCGCGCCATATCCTGCACCAACTGCAGATCCACGCCCAACGCGCTCAGCCAACGATCCAGCGGCGAGTCTTTCTGCACCGCGCCACCCGAGGCGCGTAGCAGCACCGCCAACACCCATTGGACCCGCAACGCCGCCCGCGATCTCTCCCGCGATGTACGACCCTGGATTGGCACTACGGGCACGCTCGTTTGCGGCCCTGGTTTCATCTCGGACATTTGCATAGTTTTCGGGGAATTTACCGCCCTTGGCAAGGGTGTCGTATCCGCCCTTCAGGCCACCCCATATTTCATCGGAGAACCCGAGGCTTGAACCTTGAAGCGCGCCGCGGCCGGCACTTTCCAGCATCGACACGTCAGGAGCGGTATTAGCCTCAGCCGGCGCTTGTTTGGACTGCCCGCTTGCCTGCTGCATCGTTCTGGAAATGATATCCGGCGACGTGCCATCGGGGAATTCGATCGTGGCGCCGCCAGGCGTGGACACCCTGATAGGCATGGCTCTACTTCTTCCTCAGTTGTCCGGTCGATGGATCGAACACGTATTCTCCAGGCTCCAGCCCCTGCGACTGCTGTGGAGCCGCGTTTGACCCGTCTCCATGGTCTGGAGCGTACGAACCCCCGCCGCCAACGTATCGGTTGGCGGCTCCTGGGCCGAGCGTCTCGAAATTCGGAATGCCCTGAATGCGGTAGCGGATCAGGCGCTGCACCTCAGCAAGCGACGCGCCCATCTGTTTGACGCCAAAATTGGCGTTGATCTGCTGATCAGCCAAGTGCCACGCGGCTTCTGTCGGTGCGTAGCCGCCTTGCGCCAGGTTGGCGAATTCTTCCTTCAAGGTATTCACGGCCGCCAGATATTGCGATGCCAACTGGCCCTTTTCAGTGTTGCCGGCGCCATTGACCAATGCGGCGAGCTTGACCCTGTTGTAGCCAGTGAGGCCAGATTGATCCATTTGCTTGCTCAGATCTTGCACACGGTCGATGGTATTGACGACGCTGTGCGCGAGACCGGCGAACCTGACCATCTGCGGACCGTTAAGTGAGGCGACCTGCTTTTTGGCCGACTGGTATTCAAGCTGCAGCTGCGTAAGGTCGACGTCGTCGCGCGCCAATGCGGCACGGACCTTGGCGCCGTGCCGATATAGCCCGGTCAATTCGGGTGGCTGTTGACCCGTTCTGATGGCATCAGCAATTCCTTCGATGGCGCCCTTTCCAGCATCTCCCGTGCCATCCCCTTGATAGGGTGACACCTTCCCCGATACCGGATCGACGAATCCATACTGCTTGCCGCCAAGTTCACCTTCGCCGATCTGTTGGAACTTAGGCCGGCCGGCGAGCGCCGCCGTGGCCAGGGTAGAACGCAGCTGCGCTTCTTTCATCTGCCGTTCTAGCGGCAGCTCGCGCAGCCGGGCCCCCGTCTGAAGACCCTGCTGCAGGCCCTGTGCCCCGTTGCCCATCAAGCCGATGCCGGCGAGGAACAGCGGCGATGAGATACCGGCCTCCAGGCCGCCCAGCAGCCCTGCGGGGCCGCCCGTCTGCTGCGGCCGTGGCTGTGCAGGTGGCATTGGCGCCATCAGCCCAGGCGGTGGCTGTGGCGGCATCTGCTGGGGCATCTGAGGAGGCATGCCCATCGGCATTTGCGGGGGAAGCATATGCGCGCCGCGCACAGCGCCGAGATTGGCTCCAAGATCGAACAGTGCCGGCATCATCTAGCCTCAATCGTAAGGTTGCATATCGAGTCATGGACGCTTTGACGCTTTATATTCTCGTACGGATGGCCAGCGGTGAGGCGCATATCGCGCTGAAAGAACCGCTCAACGGACGCACATGCGAGCGGGCCAGAATTGACGAGCCGGCCAACAAAGTGATGGACGAACAGATCAGAGCGAAGCCAAAGCTGGTCTACCTGTTCTGCACCGACGCTAGCGGGAATCCTCCAGCAGCTTACGAATCTCGTCCTGCAACTGTGGGTCAGCCATCCCCTCGTCAGACAAGCGCTTCCGATAGCTCAGAACATCCGGCATCGACTCGATGAGCGTTCTGGCCTCTTGTGGTGGAATCCCGACCGCTTGAAGCGCCCCAATGCGCTGGCGCATGAAGGCTTCGTAGGCGTCGACCTGTTTCTGGCCCAACGCTTCCTGCATCACAGACGACGGCGGCACCTTATCGAGATATCCGCGCCCTTGCAGCCGATCGCTCGGGCTTTGCTGTGCCATCAATCCAGGACCATCGGGTTGTGCCGGTTGCTGCATCAGTCCTGGTGCTGGACCTCCAAACGGTACGAGTCCTGCCGCTGCCCCGCCCGTATGCAGCGTCGGGTTTCCCGTGATCCAATTCGATTCAGGATTGAGAACGTCATGCAGCCCGTTGGCATAGGCCATGTAGCGCTGCGGGTCTGATTGATACGCTGCATCTGCTGCTGACTGCCCTGGTTGGAATTTACTCCGCGTGTAGGCTTCGAGTTCAGGGAGGCTTTGCGGTGCGTCAGGAATGCCAGGACGTGCCGGGATATTGTCGGCGGCATTCATGCGCTCTAGGCCTGAGGCGGCGAGAAGGCCGGCGGGAGCTGCTTCCTTGGGGTTCGCGGCAAGAATGTTAGCGCTGTCGGATTTAGCCGGGTCGAATGCGGCGTTGACGGAGCGGAGTTGATCCGGCTGCACCCTCGCCTGCACGTACTGCCCGACACTGGTTATATCCGGCTCGCCGCGAACGAACATCGGCATTACACTGCCGCCGTCGCCACCATCTTTCATCGCATGATAGTTAGCAACATTCGGGTGATTGCTGATGTAAACGCCTCCGTCACTTGACGGTCTTAGGCTGTCGCCTTCAATCTGGTTTGGTGTCCCGTGATACCAAGTCTTATCCGTATCGAACCCCATAGCCTTAGCCCGCTCCATTCGTGAGGCGGCGTCCATAGCTAGGGCACCGGCAGGAGCTGCTTCCTTGGGGTTGGAGAAGAGGGTTTCTCCGGTCGTGGCGGATTTCACCGTGCCGGGTTGAAGCGCGGCGTAGGTCGTGGCTATTTCCCCATCGTCAGCCACGTTGCGAACAATAAGGCCATCGTGCCCACGTTTGGCCGCTTCACGGGCCGCGTGTTCGGTTGTTGCATACCCCGGCAGCATGTTCCAATCTCGGCCCATGGCGTCGACGACAAGTGGGTTTTGAAACGTCACGTCGGCTGGCGTAATCGACGGAGACTTTACGCCAGGATCGTTGGCATAATTTGCGCCAGAGTAGTGGTTGGCAACCTCAGGGTTGTCGGACGCCCAGAACGGCCCCTGTTTGGTGCCAGATCCTGGGGGCCACTCTTCTTCCCGAGCTGCGCCGCGGTACACTCTCGCCGTCACGGGCTGGTTGCGCTCAAACCCTGAGGTGGCGAGAAGACCGGCCGGGGCAGCTTCTTTTGGATTCGCGGCAAGAATGTTAGCGCTGTCGGATTTAGCGGGGTCGAATGCGGCGTTGGTCGAACGGATATTCTTCGGGTCGAAGACGGCGATTTGGTCAACCGGGTACGACAGTTCTGGAGCGTTGTCGTCAGGCGACATCTGCGAGAATCGAACGCTGTCGTACCCGTCATCCGCGGCGTCCTTCAGTACCCTGGTGAATTCATCACCATGAAATCGCATCAAGCCATCTGGACCAACAAGGTCGGGAAGATCGTCCTTGGTGACGACCTTCTGTCTTCCGGGGCGCATGAAGTACGGCTTAGCGGGCCGCCCAGTCCGGTACTTTTCAGCGTAGGTTTGTGCGTATGCCTCTTGAGGTGTCAGCCATACTTGAGCGGTATTGTGGCCGCCCTTTCCGGGCCGGAATTCATCGAAATCCCTAGGCGATCCGTGATATACTGTGCCCTCGGTATCGAACCCTAATTCCTTAGCGCGCTGCATTCGCGAGGCGGTGTCCATCGGTAGATTAGGGGTAGCCTCTGGCACGTGTGGAGGCGCCGAACTCGGTGGTCGAGCAATCCCCGCTTCCCCGATATGGGCTTTGCGTGGCGCGGCATGATCGGCCGTCCGCGCCATCCTGCCACCGAACATTCCGACCGTGTTACTCGGCTTGGGTATGAACGCACCGCCCGTCATCGCCAGTCCTGCAAGGACAGCATCCTGGGGCTGTGGAGCTTCTCCACGGTGGAAGCGTCCGAAGGCTTCCTTGGCATCGATGAGAGATTGCGGCCAGGTAAGCCCGACAGAACCATCATTGTAATTGCCGATGGGAAGCATCGAGGCTCTGTTGGTGACCTGGGGATCGGGGTTGAGCGCCTGCTCTACCTGTCCGGTACCTGGGTATCCGAACAGCGCATAGCGAACGGCTGCAGCGTTGTCCCCCACACGCTTTAACAGGCCTGGACCGTCTTCCTCTGGCTTGGAGAACAGAGGCGGCATCAGGAGGCGAACTCCCCAAAATAGCGGCGCTCGGCTTCCTTGCGGGCCGCTGCAGCATCTTCCTTGTCGGCGAACACTCCGACGTACTTGTTTCGGCCGTTGACCTTGATACGGGCGCGCCATTTGCCGAGCGATGGCTCCCAAATCACGCCCTTGAAGCCCGACGTGTTGTTCTTCTGCAGGCCCTTGTTAATGTGGTTCTGGCTGTTGGTAGCAAGCCGCAAGTTCGCAATGCGGTTGTCAGCCTTGTCCCGGTTGATGTGATCGATTTGGGCATTCGGCCACTCGCCGTAGACGTAGAGCCACGCGAGTTTGTGTTCCATGATCAAGGCGCCATCCACGCCGATCATCCGATAGCCCTTCCAATTCGGTCGACCCGCACGTTTTCCAACCTTGATGCGGATGCTGATGCGCGCGCGCCAAATGAAAATGCCCGTCTCCTGGTCATAGGATAGGACTTCGCGAAGGCGTTCTGGGGTGAGCATCAATAATACTGCTGCCAAGGCGCGCGCACGCCGTTTACGTAGGTATTGGCGCTGAAATCATGCAGGGCTTGATTGGTACCTGCAGGGTTGCCCATCGCGGAATTTGTGGCGCCAAATAGACTCTGCCCGGCCGTTCCCCATGGAGAGCTAAGAAGCCCGGCGCCGGCCAATGCACCGCCGGCAATCGTCTGCCACAAGGGCTGTTGGGTCTGGCTCGTCTGCGTCTGACTGGCGTAAGGCGTCATCGAGGATGAAATCGGCAGCGTGTTGAGTGCAGCGCCCGTGTCAGAAGCGTTCAGCGCAGCACCAGGAAGGGCAGCGGCGGCGTTCTGCTGCATACCGCGCTCGTTCTGGTAGTTCTGGAACAGCGGCTGCGCCATGCCCTGTGTGAGGGCCTTGGTGAGCGATCCCTGATGCAGGGTCGAGCCATCCAGCCCAGCCGATGAGAACGTCCCATTGACGCTCGGCATCACCGACGACTTGACGCTGTCGATCACCGCCTGCGTATAGGGGTTGCCCTCGGTGAGGTAATCACCGTTGACGACGTTCTGATAGTAGTCGGCCGAAGACTGCGCCGCCTGGCGCTCGGGGCTGTTGGGGTTGTTGATATAGTTGGTCGCCGCGCCCGCCTGTGCATCAAGCAGCGGTTGAGCCGCCTTGTACGGCGTGGCGCTGGAGGTCTGCGTCTGTTTCGATCCGCCCATCAGGCAAGCTCCTTCGCGATTTCTACGCTCACCGGACGCCACCCCAGGTGCTTCAGCGCTTTGACCCATCCCTCACGGCCAAACCCGGAAAGACGTGTGCAGCCCTGCTCTTTGGCCCAGGATTCGATTTCATCGAGAACACATAGAGACTGCGACAGGTGCGAGCCGCCTACGATGGGAAGGGCGCAGGTTTTCCCCGCTGCCGTGTCGTAGATCTCCGTGATGATGACACCGGTCAAAACCTCTTCCGTGCGCACGAGCCACAACTGGGCGTGCTGCGTTTCAAGGCGCCGGTGCCAGTCCGAAACTGACAGACTGCCGATATCGGATGCTGCGGCCTCTACCCATGGGAGAACGGATGGCCAATAGAGATCGAGGTCGGCGTGGGTGATCGGCTCGAGTTCGGTCATCTGAAGCTGTAGGCGTAGAAGCCGAAATTGTTGTTGGTGCCCGAGCGCGTTACATTGACGGCAAGGGCGGCATCGGTTGCGGCCACGAGCGCGTGCCCGGCCCCAAGGCACAGGTTCTCCGATTGAGAGTTAGACACGTCCGTGGTGAGCGCCCCGCCAAAGCTGTACGTCATCGACGCGCCGAGCGCGCCGCCAGCGGCGAATGCCGCGACAACGCCACCCTTCTGCACCGACAGCGTGCCGCTCTTTGGGTTCGTCGTGGTCGTCTGCGTGAACACCACGGAGTCGAGCGGCGTGCCGGACTTCAGGTTGTCCATCACGGTCACCATCAGTCCGCAGTGCTGAGCCGTGACAGCGAAGTTGACCGTGATGGAGATGGACGTCCCGGTCGGAACGTTGGCGATATAGACTTGGTTGGCAGTGATGACCGTAGCCGTTACGCCGCCTATGACGACGCTCGTAACCGTGCTGGCGTTCACATCGACGATCACCCACCGCTTGGCGCTCGCAGCGCCAATGGCAATGGATGAGAACGTATAACTCGAGCTGCTGCCGGTATTGTGATAGTCGTCGATGAAGGTTATCGATGCCGGCTTCGCCGCCCCGATGATCCCGGTCCCCAGGTTCACGCTGCCAGCACCATCGTTCCCGCAATGTCCACCGTCAGCATCTCACTGCTCGAATTGCTCGACACCACAATGGACACCGTGTCGCCTGCTGCCACCTCATTGGCGCTGGAGTGCGCCTGGCTCTGCTCTGTGCTCGATGCACTATTGGCGGTACCACCAAGAGGCGTGCCGTTGATCTGCACCGTCACAGTGCATGTCCCCGTGGTGCAGCGCGTCGTTGTTTCCGTGATGGTGAACGCCGATGCCGCCTTCTGGATGACCGTATAGGTCTTGTCTTCCGGCTCCGGTATCAGCCAATGCCCAGAGGCGATTTGATCGACGCTCGCCTTGCCTGCCAACCCTCCGGTCGAATCCCTGTCGCCTTGCGCAAAGCGCCGCGTCAGGATGGTGACCAGCGCTGTGGCCCAGGTGTATAAAGCCGCCGCATCGCTGCCGCGCGGCGTCGGGATGACCTCACCTGCCACCGGAGGCCTCCGCATCCCAATGCGTGCCCGAGGCTTCCGACCACGACGCGCCTTCGGCGATCTCGAATCGCGCCCTTAGGAACCGCGCTTCGCAGCGCACATCGCATTGACCGTATTCGTTCATCTGCGAGGCATCCATGAGCACCGGCGTTTCTTCGAGCCGGTATGGCTTGCCATATACGGATGCCGTGACCTGTCCCGGTGCTGCATCGATGAGCGGGTAAAGCTCTGAAACGTAGCTCTGCGCCCCAGGATTGGGCTCGAATTCTCCGGTGTCGATGGTTGCTGGACGGTTGGGACCGGTAAACAGATAGACGCGGCGATCCTGCACGCCCACCCACTGGCGGCGAAGCTCGCGCCACAGCGGACTATCGGCGGAGATGTTCAGAGCGTCAGCGTTGGCGGTGCCGAATAGAGCGATGATGCCTTCCTCGTCATCGGCGGTGACGCCCTCACGCGGCATTTCGAACAGCGCTTCGAGGTCGATCTCATCCCGCGTCCAGCGGGCGTCGGTCATGGAGAAGATCAGCACCTTGTTGCACACCGTCGAAGCACCGGACGGATAGGCCACCATCCAGGCTTTCTTCGCCGTGTCGACGCAGGAAATCACCCGCGCCTTGTAGGTGTAGTTCAGATCGTTGGCGAACGTCTTGTCGACCTTGCCCTCACCAATCGGCTGCATTTCCAGGCCATCGAAGTAGTACAGCCCGTCCTCTGCCGCCGCGAACCCGCCACGTCCCCACGCCTTGACGGCAGATGGGCTGACCGCACCGCGGCCGCCTTCCACTTCATCGAAGATGAAAGGAACACCCCCGCCGTTGTAGGAGACGCGAATGATGCCGCGTTCCTGGAAGATGGCCCCTTGCTCGCCGCCGATGCCGGCAACGATGATCCCCGAAAGCTGCGAAATATTGTCGATGAATGCCTGCGTGCCTTCGTCCGGCGTCCAGTCGGTGATGTTGTTATAGGCCGAGACGTTGACCGTCGTGCCCTTGCA